TATCCTATGACGTAATCCCCCGGCTCTCAAGAAGCACCTCCAAACAATTTATAAGGAAAAAGTAAGTTTTCAAAAGTTTTTAATTTTGTATGGCTGGATAAGTATTGCTCGGTTTCACGGTTTTCAAACAAGTCTGAAATTACAAGTTTTACAGCGTGCCTTATTGGTTCAGGGACTGCAAGTCCGGCACAAGTCCATACGCCTGCGGTTTCCCCTACTCCATCTGTTACAATCCCGCCAATATTTAACGGCCATGCAGGGGTAGTGGCGTTTGAAGTTAAAGCAGTCGTGCATTTATATGCCAGCCCATTTTCTGCAATTGGTAAAACATAAGTGTTTTCAGTGTATTCCGTTTCTTTTACCCATGTATCACCAATATAATACCCACAAACAAATTCAATTTTAATTGGGTTTGAGGGGTAAAGGGTTTCTGTAGGCCATGTTTTCCCATGACCAAGAACGACTTGCCCATGTTCTGAATTTGTATTAACGATATAATTATCATTATCCCATGTTATTTCATCACCATCCGAATCAGTATATTTTATACTCGTTACGCTTTGCAGTCTACCAAACGGTAATATAATCATATTTTCTACTGGCCAAGTATCGAGATAGAGTTTCCAAGTTTGAGATACAAGTCGCCTGTGTAGATATTGTTCAGCACGACCCGTTGCGGCCATGATTAAACTTTTTATATATGTATCATGGGCTGTGTCATCGTCATCAATCTCACATTGTTTTTTTGCTTCTGATAGAGATATTGGGTATTGAGCTGGTAATGTGACTAATTTGGTTGTCATGTCCTAAACTCCTATGATACACACGGTATATGATCGTGCCACATTAAAATTAACTGGATAATATGCTGGTAATGTTACAATGTGTTGTTTCATAAATCACCCATTCACTTTTGGTGGTTCATATTTATATTGAAGATTAGCTACCAAACCAAACACACTATCTGTAAAATCATCTTCATAGTATATTTCAAATTTCCCACCATCTTCTACATAATATGGATTCAATAATAATTCCCGATCCATTGTTGCCGGTGGGAATATATGTGTCATGATAATACCAGTTATATTTTCATCAATTCCTTCTGTTACCATCATCACAGCCGCATTTTCTCCGGGAGCTGCCACCGAATGAGTTGACGTGTGTAATGCCCACGTAACCCTGACAATATAAATATCTTGTGTTGAAAAAATAAAAAATCTAAGGTCTTTTGAAAGAGATGTAATAGCGGTTGCTGTGTCTGGCGTGTAAAATCCGAAGCCGTTAGTATAACAAGAATCACTATTCCCATAAACATTGACGTTTGTATCAACATAATGCAACGTAATTGCGTAATAATTATCAATGGTTAAAGTAGTATTCCCTGTTTTGTCTTTAGCTACTCCCGCCACAAAATCATGTAGATGGTAATGCCTTTTACCACCAATTAAAGACAAAATAATACTTGAAGTTACTGCACCCTTCCCACGATCCCCAAGCTCGGTATATTGCGTCGCACCATCCAGATCAGCAACACCAGCAACAGGCTCTGTTGTCCCAAAATCCCATAATTTTAATTCAATTTCTCCGGGTGAAGGGAATGTCTTTAAATTATCGACATAGCCAAAATCACCGATTTCTTTATCATCAATTCTAAAACCGATTTGTGTTATTGCTGTGATATCTGTAGTACCGCCCCCGTCTTCTGTCATGGCAGCTTCGTCAATTTCAAAATTGTCCCATTGATTTTTAAAAGGAATAACCAATGAATATGATTTTGTATTTACCCCATCTCCAATAAAAACAGATGCTTTCGCTTTGTCATATTCCTTCGTTTGATAATAGTCAAAAGCCCCAAGAGCTTCCGTGAAATCTGTAGGTGCAGCTAAAGTATAAATCCAGGAATCATTTGAAACATCCATTTTAAAGCGAATTGCTTTAGTAGATCCGCCAGACGCAACTATTGTCGTTTCTAAATCGGCTTCATTGGTTCCATCTTTAACCCATTTTGATCTTAACGCTGCTGAATCGGCATAACTTTCAAAATCATCAACGGATGCAGCTTCCGCAGAATCCAATGTGATCATGATAGAATTAATATTGTCTTTTGAAGCTTTAAAAATCTGACCAACTATAGTTGTGGCATTTACTTCATCAACTATGTCCGAAAAAGCTTCACAATACTCATTTAAAATTTTTGGCCTTATTAAATAATTATTAGTCTGTCCTTTTTGAAGCGCAGTATGGATACCATTTGCCGTCATTTTTGAATAAGTTGGTGGTACGCCATTTGAAGGATCATGATTTAAATACCAAGTGTCATCAGCTAAATTGAAATGATAAGTCTTCCCTGTATCGACCTCACGCCACCGAGAACCGTTTGGAACAATATCCCCGGCAGCAATTGACGGTTTAATTTCGGATGAAATGCCCGAATAATTTTTTATAGTTGATTCAAGAAAATCCATTTAAACGGTTGTCCCTTGTATCCACACGTTGATATTCCCAGCCCCGGAGGCATCAACTGTTAAAGATGTGTTAGCAGCCAATTTTATCCCTTGCGTCCGGCCTGTCATTGGGAAAGACATAGACTGGCCTGCGGCAAAAGTTACAGGGCCAATTAAAGCGGTTGTTACTGCACCTGTGGTCTCACCTGCGCCAATTGTGATTGATATTGCAGAATCACTTGAAATCACAAGATGCTCAACCACAAGGGATAATCCGGCACCAGGTGCTGCTATAATCTCCTCGCAAACTGAAGCATCGGCAGAATTTGCGTTCTTAATCCAGCCACTTTTAACAGCCTGTGGACTTGTTACCGAAATTGCCATCTGTCACCGCCTTTTACGACCTGTTTGAAAATATCTTCACATAGTCAATATTCATGTCACCAAGACCGGTGCCAGTTGCTTTATCAAGACTAAAATAAGGCTGCATCTGTTGTTCTGCTGCTGACAGATTTGACATGTCAAAAGTAGTCCCATCAGCAACCCTAACGCCATCAACAAAAAATTTCACATCTGCCAAGGTGGTAAAATCAATACGGAAAATATTATATGTCCCGGCAACAAGTGTAATCCCAGTTGCAATATCATCATTATTATTCGTAGTGTCATCGGACTCAACTTTCAACGCTAAAGATGCGTCCATTCTAAACCAAGCCGCCTCCGTAGCAGTATCTTTATCAAGATTATGATCCCCACACATTCCGAAAACTGCAACAACTCCAGTCCCAGGGGAAACAGCCATGTTAACTCTGGTCTCAAAGATAAGACCGTTCCCAACATTAAATGTTTTATTGTTATTGTGGAAAAGGACTGCGTCCTCCGCCTCAGAGGTAGCGTGCAGATGCAAAAGAAATTGGTCTTTATCCGCAACAATAGCCTCTGTTGCGTCACCAACATCAACAACGTTCCATGTCATCGTTCCATCAAAAACAGAGCCGCCGGCGGCTCCCTGAAATTCTTCAACAAATTGTTTTGAATATGAATTTGTCAAAGTTTCAAAAGTAACTTCGTCATAAAAAACTTGCTGTCCAGTCCCCATCCAATTATATTTACAAGCTGTTTTTCCCATTTGTTACCTCACTTAAATTAAGCACCCTTTGCGGGCAAGGTTATGTTATTGCTTTTTCTTTATTCGACACTTTTTTTGATTTGGCATTTTCTTTTTTTAACCGCTTCATCTTTTCAGTGTCAATCCGAGAGCCTTTGGGGTGACCAAGCCACCCCTTTTTATTTATTATAATTATTTTTGCCATAAAGCATCCATTATGCCGGAATTGCAGATGGAATTGCATTCCCAGGGTAGCGTGGGTCAAGGATTGCAAAAGCATTGCATGTCCCAGCATTCGCTGCACTTGATAATGAGGCAGTTAAAAAGTTCTGGCCTTCTGTCATAGCTGAGGATGAAATTTCACAAATGAGCATCCTGGACAAAAAAGTGGCTCCTGTTACAGTCAATGCAGCAGATGTGGCACGATCAGTCAATATGTCCGCTGTGGCAGACTTTGTGGCAGCAGAGCCATATCTATAACTAAACGTTTCAGCGGTTGTTTTTGTGCCATCTGTAGCACCTGAGTTAATAGTCAATATTGCATCACCGGATAAATCTGCGCCAAAAATAAGAACGATTGCAGCATGATGAAATCCAGCCATATTAATTGAATCCAAATCAACACCGGAAACAATATCGGCAGAAATAAGGAGAGGTACTATTTTTAATCTTTCTGATATTTCCATTTTTATTTCCTTACTTTTTTATGCGGTCATTTTTCAGACCGCATTTTTATTTTTATATCGTTATGTTCTTGCCGCAAGTGTAACCATCGGTGACGTTGTTGCACTCCCTTTGTAAGGAGTAAGCGCTGATTTCCAACGAGGCTGCCCGTCAAACTGATAAATAAATCTGAAAGTAGTTTGGTTGTAATCAAATTTCAGATGGATGGAGTTTGCAGAGGAAATTGTTCCTTTATCAGCACAAATGTACTGACTGAAATCAACAAGGAAAATATCACCTTTTGTTCCCAATGTAGAACACTGCTCAATTTCTACCATAGGGATGCCACCTATTGCTTCGCCGCCACCATCTCCCTTATTCCATTTCGGATCATAAAGAGGCACAAGAGCTCCGCCAGTGCCGATAGGTACGCTTAATAGAGGAAGTTGTGGATAGCAATCTCTATTTGTTAGCCATACAAGATCTTTTTTCATCCCTGCAATCCTTGCCCTCATGTCAAGAATATTTTGACTGATAATTGTTTTTGCACCCTGTCCACTATCTTTGGGTACAGTAATAAGACAATTTGCTGTCAAAATGCCCTGAGCCTGGCCTGAACCCGTGCCTCGAATAACAAGGTCTTGAGCTTTAAAGGCAAATTCTTTCCCGAATAAACTTGCCATTTCTCCTTCAAGCATTGGAGCATCAGACAAAAGCTCTTCTGAAGCATGGTAAAGCCCTGTTAGCCTTTTCGGTTCAATTTTAATTCTTGCGAATTTTGTTTTTGATGACGTCATTTGGTCGAGTTCTTCATCCGTATAAACCCTGACACCACCTCCACGTGAACCTGTTACACGGCTTGTCTCATCAATACCTACAATTTCAACAGATTGCTTTGAGGTAGTCCTTTTGTCACAGCGTTTCAAAACCTCTGAATTATTAAATCCACGGGTCATCAGGTCAATAGACGATTCCCCCTGAAGCAAAAAGCCTCCAAGAGAATCAACTTTTTCAACCATTCCATCACCAACTGCTCTCAGCTGCGTGTTCATCCTGTTCGCAACCTGTTCAAGCCTTGACTCAGCCGCGGCAACATCCCCCCTTCGGGCTGTAACGGCAACAATATCTTGCATTTGCTGGCCCAATGGAAAAGCAGACCTATAAATAGGTTGATCTTTAACCGTAACGCTTGCACCACCAAGATCATCATCATTATTAGAAAATTGATCTCGATTTTCTAATTCAATAGCTTTTTTTTCGTCATCTATATCACGGGTGACGGTTTCAATTTCTGTTAACAGGAAATTTCTTTCAGTCCTGTTTTCGTCTGTCAAGTCTTCCGGCTTAATGGCTCTAATCACTTTAAGTTTTGCCATAATATCCCGGAAGAGTTTTTGAAGTCTTTCTAACTCATTCATCTTTTAAAACCCCTTGTGGTTCTTTCTAAAATTAAAGTATCAATATCTAAATTAATTTGTTCATCCTGCGCCTGGTTCGCCAGGTCTTTTGCAATCGACAGATTGTCTTTATCATTCCCGGACGGGTCCGGATTTAAATTGTTTATTTCTTTAACTGCATTGTCAAAACGAAACTCCCCTGTAAACACGTTAACTTCATCATTTTTTTTATCACGTATAATTATAGAAATAGATTCATCGTCGTTTGACAATATGTTTCTAACAATATCATTGATTTTTTCACCTTCTGTATCTGAAGTTGCCCCTTTAGCTGCATCAAGTGAGCGTAAGGCAACTGTTGTATCATTGTAAGCTGCAAAAGCTACATAAGAATAGTCAAAAATTTCACCTATTTTTATAATAGTCCTTGTAGGCTTGTCGGTATCAAGATTTTTCCATTCATCGTCCAAAACTGTAAAACCGAATGACATCTCACCAACATCTCCACGCTCGATTGATTCAATAAGAGCGTCTACAAATTGATTCTTTTGAGGTGGATCAGCTTCAATATGAACACCGTTTTTGTCTTCTACTTCTCTAAGTGTCCCCGATTTTTTCCGTGCTATAGGGAGAAGAACATCGCTGTTGTGACCGTATAAAAGTCTTGGATCAGATGCTCTTATTGCCTCCTTCGCTGCCCCGGCAGCAATGTATTCAAAAAAACCCATGTCTTCTGATTTTCTATTATACACAATTGGAGTTCCTGCAAGAAGCTTAACTCCATTATCGGCCTGCCTGACTTCTATTTTAAAAGTGCGTCTTTCTTTTTCCATTTTTAACCTCACATTTTATATAACAATCACATTAATCTTGACACAATCACACTACTGACATATAACAATCACAGTTGTGGACAACTATATTTTCCGCATAAAATAAATTATCTTTAGTATGGAGGTTATAAACCAAACCATGAAAAGCATTATTCTCAATCCCGATGACTTCGTCACGCAATATATCAATGGGGAGTCCGTTTATTCTATTTCCAAAAGGCTCAGAGTGTCCAGGCTCGTTGTCAACAAGAACCTGCGCGTCCATGGGATTAGACGTAGAGGGCAAAGTGAAGCTGGATTGCTCAATTGGGGGAGCATGACCACCTCCCAAAGAAAGAAGCAAGTTTCTGCTGCTCATAAGGCAACACTCGGAAGGAAATCTGGCTTTGATGAACTCTGTAAAAGAGCTATCGGATGTGAACAAAAACTTTCCGGAATCTCTGAGACTGAGATTAAATTTTCTAAGCTTATGGAAAAGGCTGGGATCTCTTTCAAACAACAGACTGCCGTCGGCCCTTATAATTGTGATTTTACTATCCCATCTGCATTCGTCGCTATTGAAATCTTCGGCGGTTGCTGGCACTGGTATGGCAATCATCTTGCCAAGGTCGATAAAAGATTTCGCTACATTCTTAATCAAGGTTGGCATATTCTTACTATCACAGATTATGGAAACGTCCCCATTGGCATCGACAGTCTTGAGTACACAATCTCCTATCTCAATTTTGTTAGCAGGCATCCAACCATGACACGTGAGTACCGGGTGATTAGGGGTGCAGGAGACCTTATTGCCAGTGGCAGTGTGAATGACAAAAAGATTTCCATCAAACCAATCTTCACTACTGGCCGTGACTCCAAAGGCCGTTACCACAGAGTCCCCAGGTAAGCATTTTCGATGAATTGGGGGATGAAATTTTGAACCCCTAATCAGCATTGGAGCATCATCTTTACCGCCTTTCAGTTCTTCACCATCGGCAACCAACGGAGCACCGCCACGACTAACTCTTTTCCCTGCAAGAGATTTACAAAATGGGCAGGTCTTAGGGCCACGGTTTCTCAAAACAGTAGATAACCCAGTGCCAAACGCCATAGTCTGGTAAATTGCATTTGAATTTCTTGTTGTCTCGTTCACAGCAATTTTATCCGGCCTACGCTCTTGCCATTCATCTACCCTGACTGTTAACGCTTCAAGCCCAGTTATTAATTCAGCCGTCAATTGTCCTAATGAACTTTCTACATGTCGCTCTGCATATCTATTTGAATAATCATCAATAAAGGTTTCAAGATCATCTGATATCCCGATATCAAGCCCCATTTCTTCAGCAGATACCGCTTGGATGGCTTCCGAAAAACTCCTAAATACAGGACATATTTTTGTTTTTATATAAGCAGGGAATGTTCTGTAAAAATCATCAAGCCATTTTTGCATATCTTCATTCGCCCGGCTTTTCTGTTGTTTTTTGACTTGCTTTTTAACAGCTATGCTTTCCCTGTTTACAATATCTTGTGCTGCTCTGAAAAATAAAGGCAGATATTGTTTTGCGACTCTATCTCTAACTGAAATTGAGTTTGATTCCCGGTATTCCCGAAAAGTTTTTTCCTCTTTATCTGAAGATTGATTATTTTCATTTTTAACAAATTCGCCAGCCATATCTAAAGGAATCATATTCAGTTGTACAAAATGCTGATCTCCTTCTTTGCCTAATGGATTCATATTTTCTTTAGCAAGAATTTCGTTTGGTGACATTGCACCAACTTGAAACATTGTATTATAATATTCTGATCGAGCTTTTGAATCACCTCTAAGAAGACCGGCCACCAAAAATTCAACAAAAAGACCTTTCTTTCGCTCTACTGGAGTTAATAATTGAAGTGCTATATTTTGCTCCCACCGTACAATCCAATGCATCAAGCAAGAATCCACATACGACATGTTTTCCTGCTCAAGATTATTGTAATTTGAATTTTGACCATG